CGCAGATTAACTTTAGATATGTATGACACAGAAGAAGCACAAGATGAAGCAGGTATTGAGATTCAGCAGCAGAATGCTCCAGTATTTAGCTTAAAAGTAATTAACTCGGATTAAGGATATAAATGTCAAGTAACATTGTATTTTCACCTGCATCTAGTGCTCAGGAACAATTCTTAATGAGTGATGCAGATATTACATTCTATGGTGGTGAACATATGCGCCTCCATTTAAAACCTATTTAATTCGGTGAAACCCTAACGTAAAGACGAGGGCAATACCGAGCCAAGCAGAAGGAAACTTCGGGCGTGTGTAGAGACTATCCCGCAAGGGAGTAAGCTCCAAGTGGAGCTGAAACAGTAGGTGCATTGAGTTGCAAAGATATAGTCCGACACCCAAGGAAACTTGGGATGCTCTAACGAAGCATATAACAGTAAAGGCAGCTGGTTCTGGTAAAGCACTTAGACATGGTGAAAAAGTGCTTACTGATGTTGGTTTCAAGAATGTAGAAGATATCTATATTGGCGAAACAGTAATAACCCACAAGAACACAAAGGAAAAAGTAACAGGTATATTCCCACAGGGTGTAGTAGATATTTACAGGGTTGAGATGCAAGATGCTTCTACTGTAGATGTTTGCGGTGAGCACCTTTGGTCTTACCATGAAGCTAGAGGCAGAGGTAAGGTTAAGGTTGATACAACTCTTCATCTTTTGAATAGACTAGGTAAAGGTTTCAGACCTATAGTACCTCTTACAGAGCCTGTAGGCTTTGATAAAGAGCAGTTAGATATAGCCCCATATACACTTGGTGCACTTATTGGTGATGGCTGCTTAGTGTCAACTATTGCTACTATTACCTCTCAAGATGTAGAGATTATCGATAGAATTCGTAGTGAAGGTTATACTGTAAATAGGTACTCATCGGAGAAACCTAATAATGTATTTATGTATGGTGTTCAAAAACTAGTACCTGCACTAAAGAAATTAAACTTATATGGTAAAAGGTCTGAAACTAAGTTCATACCAGAAGAATATAAAAGAAGTACAGTAGAGGATCGTTTCAACCTTATACAGGGTTTGATGGATACAGATGGCTATGTAGACGCAGGCGGTGCTTGTTATTATTCTACTGCCTCTGAGGTACTAGCTTCGGATATCAAACAGGTATTGCATTCGCTTGGGTTTACTTGTTCTCTTAAGGTTAAAAAGACGTATTACAAAAACAAGTTAGGTGCTAAGGTACCATGCTTAGATTCATACAACTTATATATTAGAGGTAAATATCAGAGCAAACTCTTTAGCTTACCTAGAAAAAGTACAAGGACTAAGTTCAAGGTTACTGGTAATCGCATAATCAGCATAACAAAAGTTGCCTCAGATTACGCTACATGCATAAGTATTTCAGGTGAAGACAGATTATTCTTAACGAGTAATTACATTGTTACTCATAATTCGCACTGTCTTTTAGGCGCATTCCTGAAGTTCTGTCACCACCCTAGAACTCGTGGTGTAATCTTCAGAAGAACTACTAAACAGATATCTAATCCAGGCGGTTTATTTGATTCAGCAGTAAATCTGTATAAAAAAGTAGATCCTAAGCTAAGAGTAAAAGTGCGCGAGCAGGAGCTAATCTTTCGTTCTGGAGCTAAATTACGTTTTGGATATTTAGATACTGCTTCAGATAAGTATAACTATCAAGGTTCAGAAATAACGTTTCTAGGCTTTGATGAAATACAGCAGTTGAATCAAGATAACGTAGTTTACCTGCTTTCACGTCTACGGTCTACTTCTGTGGATTATAAGAAGCAAGCATTTGCTACAGGCAATCCAGACTACGATAGTTTTATCAGAGAGTGGGTAGAATTCGCATTAGATGAACGTGGTATACCAATTAGAAAAGAAGTATACCCGATGCGCTACATGGTGCAAGTAGCAGGTGGATCTCTTATCTGGTCGGATACTAAGCGAGAGCTAGAAGATACTTATGGTGGAGGAGATCAATCTGGTATTCTTACCTTTAAGTTCATACCGGGTACAATCTACGATAACCCTCCACTGATGAAAGCAGATCCTACCTATATATCTAAGCTCAAGGCATTGCCTAGAGTAGAAATGGAACGGTTGCTACTAGGTTCATGGTACGCTCGTCAGCAGTCCTCTGGGCTGTTTAAACGCGAGTGGGTACAAGAGGTAGAGCTACCTAACGGAAGAGCTAAGAAGCGCATTAGAGCATGGGATCTTGCCTTTAGCTTGCCTTCGGAGCAGTACCCTAATCCAGACTGGACTCGTGGCGTGCTAATGTCAAAGGATAGTACTAATGTGTATACTGTAGAAGATCTACGGTCTATGAGAGATAGAGTGCATAACGTAGAGAAAATGATCTTTGAGACTGCAGTGCATGACGGTCAAGATGTAACAGTATCTATACCTCTTGATCCTGCTGCTGCTGCTGGAGCTTATGCAAGAGATTTACAGCGCAAATTAGGAGAGATGGGCTTCAACGTAAGGTTGTCTAAACCAGTTAAATCAAAGGTTACTCGCTTTGCACCATTCTCAAGTGTAGCACAAGCTGGTTTTATTAATGTAGTAAAAGCAGACTGGAACAAAGCGTTTTATGATGAACTTGAAGTATTCGATGGTGACCCTAAAAAGAAAGATGACATTGCAGACGTTTGTTCAGATGCCTTTCTTTTGTTAAATAAAGAGCTAGTTATTCCTACGTTTTCACTACCTGACTTCACAGGTTCAAACCCCTTTGGATCGGGTGCTTCTGGTGTAATACCTGAGTATCGCAGTTCATTAGTATCATAATAAAAGGAGCCGTTAATGGCACGTAAATCAAATAGTAATTTAGTACAGAAATCATTTAGCGAAGATCCAGAGCGTTTTAAATTAAGTGAAACAGGCTATCTTGGTTTGAATGTCTTTAATGGCGTATCTAACGATGAATTAAAACGCGAGTTGAACTTTCCGCACAGTATTGCTACTTATAAGCAAATGTCTTACCACGGAACAATTAACTCAGCTTTAACATTATTTGATAACTTAATCGGAAAAGCTGATTGGATATTTAAACCAGTAGCTGGAGCTTCAGCTAAAGAGCTGCGTGAAGCTGAGATTATAAATGAAATGATGCAAGATATGAAGGAGTACAGCTGGTCTGACTTTATATCTGAAGCTCTTTCTGCAAATATGTATGGTTTCTCTGTGCATGAAAAAGTGTACCGTAGGCGTTTAAAATCCAATGGATCTAAATATAACGACGGTATCATTGGATGGAAAAAGCTACCAATCAGAAGTCAAGAGACAATTGAGAAGTTTATATTCAGTGAAGATGGTAACGAAGTGAAAGGCGTCAAGCAGAATTTATCTGCTATTTCAGATGTCTATAATCGCTATAGTACACGTACTAATAACGAAGTCATTTTAGGTAGAAGTAAGATTATCTTATTTAAAGCAGGTAAGCACAAAGGAGATCCTTTTGGTAAGTCCATGCTAAGAGATGCGTATCTGTCTTGGCGGTTTCTAAGTGTAATCGAAGAGATTGAAGCTAACGGTGTAGCTAAAGATTTAGTTGGACTTCCTGTGCTAAAGCTACCTCCGCAGTATTTATCTGCAGATGCATCTACGGATCAAAAAGCTATTAGATCGTACTATGAAAACGTAATGCGAAATATGCAGCTAAATCAGCAATCTGCTCTAATTTTACCTCAAGCTCATGATCCAGATACCAAACAGCCTCTATTTGAATTAGAGCTACTGTCGTTAAATGGTAGTAAAGCAATGGACACTTCTAAGATTAAAGAGTACTACAAGAATTCAATCTTAACTTCCCTATTTGCAGATATTCTCGTACTAGGACAGTCAGGCGGCGGATCTAATGCTTTAGGCCAAGTTAAGAATTCACTTTCAGCTACTGCAGCCGAAGCAATGCTAAGGAAAATTCGTGATGTAATTAACGAAGATTTGATCAAGCAAACTTATGAACTAAATTCATGGGACATATCTAGAATGGGTCACATGGACTTTGATAACCTAGGTGCTGAAGATCTTGAGTCATTCTCTAAAGCAATTCAGCGTTTTGCTAGCACATCTGTACTTGAAGTTGATCGTGCAGTTCTAAATAGAGTTCGTGAAGCTATTGGAGTAGATAGTCTACCTGCAGAGCAAGAACCTAATGCAGAGTACTTACCTGCTATGACTTCTCGAAGTGGAGACGGATTTAAAACAGCAGGTGAAGGTACTGCGCTTGGGCCAACTGGTGCAGATACTTCTAGTAACAACTTAGAAAATGCAGGCTAACGTAGATAGTCTATCACAGGCTAACCAGAAAACAGCTTATGTATATTGGCTGCATTTAAAAGAGCACACCGATGTATTCTTAGAAGGATATGTCGGTGTTACTACTAGGTCAATAGATATTAGAGTTAAAGAGCATATAAGTAAATTCAAAAGTTCTTATAATAGCCATAATCCACTGCACTTAGCTCTTTCCACATCCAACTTAGATTCTCTTATAATAACTCGTTTATGCGTGTGCTCAGAGAGTGAAGCTTATTGCATTGAGAAGCTCTTTAGACCTTTTGAATACATGGGTTGGAATATCAGTGAAGGCGGCAAGCTGCCAGATAGTATAAGATATAAAATAAATAGCATAAATAGGAATACAAATGCAACCAGCACATATTGATCTGGAGATTTACAAAGGTTCTACGTTTGTTAAAATTATCCAATGGAAAACCGGCACAACACCTGTAGCAGTTAATCTAACTGGTTGTACTGCTAGAATGCAAATTAGACGAGCAGTAAATGATACTGCAGTTTTAGATTTACTGACAACAGAAAATTCAAGGTTAGAGATCCATGAGCCTGAGAATGGTAAATTTAAAATTAAAATTCCGGCCAACGTATCTACTACATATCCATTTTCTAGTGCAGTATATGATTTAGAGATTGTATTTGCTGATGGAACAGTCACTAGAGTTATAGAGGGAAGTCTTACAGCAGCTCCAGAGGTAACTAGATGACAACTAGGGTAGTTGTAGGGACTCCGGGTATTACTACAGTTATTAGCATAGCTGAACAAGGCGTACCGGGCGCTAAAGGTATACAAGGAGAGATTGGCCCTGCAGGTTTAACTGGTGATACTGG